TGGGAGGGCTAAAACCCTCCCATTTTTTGGCTACCGCGTTGAAATGACCGATCCCTAGTCAAGACTTACTGACAGTTTGGCAATATGTCCCAGTCGACTGGGGATCATTAGTACAAACCCTTACAGGGTTTCCCCTACCTAGGACAAACCCTAAAACCCCTTGACAATGTATAGTGTTGGTGGTAATATGTACCCCGCTAGAGAAGATAGGCTTCTGTAGTGAATAGCTAACTTAAAGGAGATCAAGCTATGACAAACGCAACCCCAGTGGCGCAAGCAGTGCACGCCCTCACCCACACCAAGCGCACCGAGGCTTATGAACAGGGCGCACGCTTTGCACGCAACCGCGCCGAGTTAATGGTAATTGCCAGTGATTCAGCGACCACACTCGGAACTAATCCGACATTTGACGAGTGGAATGAGTACGCGACCCAGTGGAAAGATGGATACGTGCACAACAACCCAGACAACAAGGCAAACTCAGCCGAGACAGCATGGTCTAGGTTTGCCAGTACTCTCGACGAATTCTTTGGACTCACAAAGCCTAAGTCGACCAGTAAGGTAGCAGAGAAGAAAGCCACGGAACGCGAGGCAAAGAAAACCGCACTACTGGAAAAACACGCCGACACCAGTGCGCACACTCTACAAGAACAAGTAGCAAAGAACTACGAGAAGATCGCGAAAGCAGTGGCACAAGGCAAACCCGCCAAAGAACAACGCACCGACGAGACTACTGGGTTATCACTCGCAGTAGACCTTAAGAAAGAAGTGAAAGAACTCGAGGCAGTGATCAAGGCTAAGACTAGCGAGGAGAACAAAGCGCACGGCGAAGAACTCAAGGCCAAACGCGCCGAGGCACGCGAGGCAGTGGCAAAGTGTACAGATATCGAAAAACTAGAAGCAGTGATCGAAATACTCGACGAGTACACCGATCTGGCATACACCATAGAGGACTAATCATGCACGGCAAACTAAAGATTTTCGTCACCGTAATGGAACTCGACCACGGTAGTAACGCGGTACAACGGCGCAAATTGGTTACCACGATTTACTGCCCACGCGACGACGCAGAGGAAAGACTAGAAGTGTGGCGCGGTAACAATATGCGCATAGCTGGTACTGCTCATGGTGAGTTCCACTACATGCCCGACATGTTATAACAACACGGCGCCCAGTGCGCCTTATATATAAGCCTAGCCTAATCCGCTAGGCTTTTTTTTGTCTCGAATCCCCCAGACCCCTAAAGAACGGTCACTGGTCGCACTGGTCGACCCCCACCAACCCATTTTCAAACAAAGGGTGGTACGGCTCCAATACACTGTGTGATGCACAAAGGAAACCTAACTTTGAAATTGGAGGCCCCCATATGTAATACTTTTGTATGCCCCCGGGGGGTATATTTTTTCTGGCAGGGAGGCACCTGCATTTTGCCTGCGGAACACCCCCCGTCAAAGGGACCCAAAACGTCGCTACTAATATATAATTTCAACACTGCTCAACAGGCGGTGTTTTTGAATTTGTCATACTCCCTCCTTGGCCCCCGTAACTGGGGGCCTTTTTTTGTGCTATATTCCGCACAACTTCGGAGTGCCCGTTTTCCTCCTATGAACATTACGCCAACTGCGGATCACCCGCTACCAAAGAACTTCCAAGAAGAAGTTGCAGACTCCCTGCAAGGAAATGCCCGTGTCGCTGCCGACACCGCGTCGCTAATGTTTGAATTAGGTATGCCGTTTGAGATGACGGCTGAAGACGAGGAAGCAGCCCGCAAACTTTTTGCACAAGTAGATGTAAAAAAGAAGAAAGGGCAAGACCCCAATGCAACTAATCCTGCGTCTCTATATGAAGGTAGCGTAGCTCTTAAGTTAGGGGCCCTCCTTAATGAGTACGACAAACGCATCGTGCTCGACGCGACCCAAGCTCGCACTTACATAATGAACCGTCTGCTAGAAATATCCTCATGTGGGGACAATAAGACAGAACTACGTGCATTAGAACTCTTCGGAAAGATGAGTGATGTGGGCGCTTTCACAGAAAAATCCGAAGTTACTATTACGCATCGCTCTAGCGTAGACATTAAACTGGTGCTACAGGAGAAAATCTCACGACTTCTCGGGCCGGACGTCGAAGATGTCACTCCAAAACTAGCTCAAGAGTTAGGAATTGAGCTAGAGGAAGAAGTGGTAGACGAAGTAGACGTTGAATTAGATGCTCTTGCACGTGAAAGAGAAGAGATGAGACTGCAAAGTCAGAAGGCAGCGGCGGAAAAAGTTAAGGAACGCGAAGATGAGTCCCGCTGAACTTAAGAAACTACTGCAAAAAATACCTAATATGTCTGATGCGGAGGCTAGAGACCTCTATGCGTCGGTAGAAGAGCATGAAATCCTGAAAGAGCGGGAGGAGGCGAGGGGTTCATTTATGACTTTTGTGAAAAAAGTGTGGCCTCACTTCATTGAAGGGGCACACCACAAGAGAATGGCTAATGCTTTCGAGCGTGTAGCCCGTGGAGAGTGCAAAAGGCTCATTATTAACATGCCACCACGCCATACGAAGTCAGAATTCGCGTCATATCTGCTTCCAGCATGGTTTTTAGGCAACTTTCCAGAGAAAAAGATCATTCAAACGTCCCATACAGCCGAATTAGCGGTTGGTTTTGGTCGAAAAGTGCGTAACTTGGTGGATTCAGATGTTTTTTCAGAGACTTTCCCGGGTGTTGGACTGCAGGCCGACTCTAAGGCGGCTGGTAGATGGAACACTAATCATCGTGGCGATTATTTTGCTATCGGTGTTGGCGGTGCCGTTACTGGTAAGGGCGCTGATATCCTCATTATTGATGATCCACACTCAGAACAAGAAGCGGCGTTAGCTGCTACGAGCCCAGAAATCTACGACAAGGTATATGAGTGGTATACGTCTGGTCCAAGACAGCGTCTACAACCGGGGGGCTCTATTGTTATAGTGATGACTCGCTGGTCTCAACGCGACCTGACAGGCCAAGTGCTCAAGGCCGACGCACAACGGGGCGGCGAGGGATGGGAAGTGATTGAGTTTCCAGCAATCCTGCCTAGTGGTAAACCCTTATGGCCTAGCTTCTGGTCTTTGGTTGAGTTGGAAGCCCTGCGGGAAGAATTGCCCAATGGCAAGTGGCAGGCTCAGTACCAGCAGAACCCAGTGGGTAACGAGAGCGCTATTATTAAGCGTGATTGGTGGCAGTGGTGGGAAGAAGACAACCCCCCTGAATGTGAGTACATACTTCAGGCATGGGATACAGCGTTTGAAAAAAACAACAGGGCCGACTACAGTGCTGGTACTACTTGGGGCGTGTTTACGTACCACAAGGACAATCAGAAATATCTTATCCTCTTGAACACATACAAGAAGCGGGTTGAGTTTCCAGAATTAAAACGCGATGTGCTACGAGAGTACAACGAGTACGAGCCAGACACTCTAATAGTAGAGAAGAAGGCGTCAGGGGCTCCACTAATATATGACTTGCGGGCGATGGGCATTCCTGTCAGTGAGTACACGCCGAGTAAAGGGCAGGATAAGTTTGCCCGACTCAATAGTGTTAGTGACATAATCGCCTCTGGCAAGGTGTGGGTTCCACGCACTAGATGGGCTGAAGAGCTTGTTGATGAGATTGCATCATTCCCGTCAGGCGAGCATGATGACTTGGTTGACTCAACGACGCTAGCGCTGATGCGCTTTCGTCAAGGTGGGTTCTTGCGCTTACCGAGCGATGAGCCTGAAGACATAGTTTATTTCAAGGGTAGCCGCACCCGCGACAGGTACTACACAGTTTAAGGACACGATATGGCAACAGGCATGATGGACAAAGGTTTATACCAAGCACCTATGGGTTTAGAAGAGGATGCTGAAATGAGCCCCGGTGGTATAGAAATTGAGATTGAAGACCCTGAGTCTGTAAACATAGGACTGGGTGATATAGAAATTCAACTCAAGCCCGAGAAAGAAACAGCAGATACCTTTGACGCCAACCTTGCCGAGTACATGGACCAAGGCGACTTGTCTGGTCTAGCGGAAGAGTTAGTGAGCGACTTTGACAAAGATACGATGGATCGCAGGGACTGGATCAAGACGTATGTAGATGGTCTCAAACTACTGGGTCTGAATTACGAAGAACGTACAGAACCTTGGCAGGGTGCGTGTGGAGTGTTCCACCCCATGTTGACAGAGTCTGTTGTGCGTTTTCAATCAGAAGCCATGATGGAGACGTTCCCAGCGATGGGGCCTGTTAAGACGCAGATTGTTGGCGCTATAGATTTACTTCGTGAAGAAGCAGCCGCCCGCGTACGCGAGGACATGAACTATCAGTTAACCGACGTAATGACTGAGTATAGACCTGAGCATGAGAAGCTTTTGTGGTCACTACCATTAGCAGGTTCAGCGTTCAAAAAGGTTTACTACGATCCAAGCAAAGGCCGTCAAGTAGCCGTATTTATTCCCGCAGAAGACATCGTTGTGCCATACGGCGCGTCGAGTATTGAGGATGCTGATCGTGTTACGCACGTCATGCGCAAGACTGAGAACGAGATCATAAAGTTACAAGAAGCTGGGTTCTACGCTGATGTAGATTTAGGTGAACCGGGCTATGAGTTAGATGACATTGAGAAGCAGAAGGCCGAGGAGACTGGCATGTCTGCCACTCAGGACGACCGCTATCGCATCCTTGAGATGCACGTCAACCTAGACTTAGTGGGCTTTGAGCACACTGATAAGAAGGGCCGTGAGACAGGTATCGCATTACCGTATGTTGTTACCATAGAGAAGACCTCACGCACTATCTTAGCTATTAGGAGAAACTGGTATGAAGACGACGTCCTGCACACCAAGCGACAGCACTTTGTCCACTACCAATACATCCCCGGTTTTGGCTTCTATGGTTATGGTCTTATCCACCTTATCGGAGGCTACGCGAAATCAGCAACGATGCTTATCCGCCAACTTGTTGACGCGGGCACTCTATCTAATCTCCCCGGCGGACTTAAATCAAGAGGACTTCGGATTAAAGGTGATGACACCCCAATTCAACCCGGGGAGTTTAGAGACGTAGATGTCCCTTCCGGAAGTATCCGCGACAACATCTTACCGCTTCCATATAAGGAGCCGTCACAAGTATTGATGGCGCTGTTCCAGCAGATCGTGCAGGAAGGTCGCGCCTTTGCATCGAGTGGAGATATGAACGTCAGCGACATGAGCACTAACGCTCCTGTTGGTACAACACTAGCCCTACTAGAGCGCACACTAAAAGTGATGACGGCTGTTCAGGCCCGACTGCACTATGCGATGAAACAAGAGTTCAAACTCTTAAAAGTAATCATTGCAGACTACACACCTGAAGAGTACGACTACGAGCCAGAAGACGCAGGTCGCAAGGCTAAGAAGTCTGATTACGACTCTACAGACGTGATTCCAGTTAGCGATCCAAACGCCGCAACGATGGCGCAGAAGATTGTTCAATATCAAGCTGTACTGCAACTTGCACAGTCAGCACCACAACTCTATAACTTGCCGCTTCTACATCGTCAGATGATCGAGGTGTTGGGTATCAAGAACGCTAACAAATTGGTCCCTGTTGATGAGGATGCAGTACCAACAGACCCAGTACAAGAGAACCAGAATGTTCTCACTGGCAAACCTGTTAAGGCGTTTGTTGAACAGAATCACGAGGCGCATATCCAGACTCACATGTCTGCTATGCAGAATCCGAAGATTCTCCAGTTAATGCAGATGAACCCGCAAGCGCAGGCCATACAAGCGGCAATGATGGCGCACATCAATGAGCACATTGCGTTTGAGTATCGTAAACAGATAGAGCTGGTGATCGGTATGCCTCTACCTGATGAAGAGAAAAACAAGCATATGCCAAAAGAACTGGCAGATCAGATCGCTATGGCTACAGCCCAAGCATCCCAACAGTTGCTACAACAGGCTCAACAACAAGCCGCTCAACAACAGGCTCAACAACAGATGCAAGACCCAGTTGTCCAAATGCAAATGCAAGAGTTGCAGATTAAACAAGGTGAGTTGCAACTTAAACAGCAGAAGCAACAGATTGACGCAGCCGCTAAAGCCGATCAGTTGGAGATTGAAAAGTCTCGCATTGAAGCGCAGATGCAAATTGCCGCTATGCAGGTCAGCGCCACAGCAGCAGCCAAACGTGACCAAATGGAGCGACAGCAACCTCCTAAGAAGGGAGATAAATGAGTAACCAAGCGTTTCAATACTTAGCCAAGGAGATTGACAAGCTCCGTGGCGATCAAGTTTCCTTCCTCGCTGGAGGAGGTGCTAAAGATTTTGCCGAGTATCGGCACGTCTGCGGGGTCATCCGGGGTCTGACTCATGCAGAACAACTTGTCAAAGACCTTGTGCAAAAAATGGAGTATTCCGATGAGTGAGTTTGATGTTTCCGCTGTAGACCTGTCTGGCATTCTCAATACGAGTAACGAAGATAAGGCAAAACAGTTGCCCGATCCATCTACCTTTTACATGTTGACTGTTGTTCCCGAAGCGATAGAAGAATATGCTAATAGTGAGGTTGGATTGATTAAAGACAGCAAAACCATGTACTACGAAGAAGTGCTGACCCCAGTATTATTTGTAGTAAAAATGGGACCAGATTGCTATTCAGACACTACCCGCTTTCCTAGCGGCGCTAGTTGCAAAGTTGGCGACTTTGTTGTCGTCCGCCCCAATTCAGGCACACGCTTGAAAATTCACGGTCGTGAGTTCCGCTTGATTGCGGATACCTCAGTCGAGGCCGTTGTTGAAGACCCGCGCGGAATTACCCGTGCTGCTTAAGGAGTAAATCATGGCATTACCTGAGTTCGAGTTACCCGATCCTGATAAGGAAATTGCTGCTGAAGACGAAAAGTTTGAAGTAGAAATTGAAGACGATACCCCACCGGAAGACCGACGTCGCAAGCCGATGAAGGAGCCGGTCGAAGACCCAACGGAAGACGAGCTAGCCTCGTATGACGAGAAGGTTCAGGCGCGTATTAAGAAGTTCACCCGTGGCTATCACGACGAACGCCGAGCAAAAGAGGAAGCCTTTCGCGAACGCGAAGCGGCAGAAGCCTTTGCCAAACAAGTGTTTGAAGAAAACAAACGTCTTCAACAGCAACTAGCAACTGGTAGTAAAGCATTCATTGAGCAGTCTCAGACTTCTGCGGATTTGGAATTGGCAAACGCCAAGAAAAAGTACAAAGAAGCCCATGAGATGGGTGATGTAGATGCTCTTACTGATGCGCAAGCGGAGATTTCTAGAGCTACTTTAAAGTTGGATAAGGCTCAAGGGCTAAAGCCAATTGAAGTAGAAGAAAAAGAATTTACCCCTGCTAAACAAGAAAGTCCTTCACTTACTCCACGCACCCAGAAATGGGTTCAATCCAACAGTGATTGGTGGGGAGTAGATGAAGAGATGACTATGGCTGCAATGGGGCTTGACAAGAAGTTAGCTAAAGAGTATGGTTCGGACTATGTTGGTACTGAAGAGTACTTCAAAACCATAGATAAAACTATGCGCAAAAGATTTCCTGAGCATTTTGAAGATGCTGAGAGCTATGAGGAAGATACACCGCCTCCAAAGAAAAGAGTATCAGAACCGGTCGATGAGGATGATGAACCCCCACGCCGTGCACAAAAATTTACTAGTGTTGTGGCTCCGGCCTCACGTAGTACTCCGCCCAATCGTATAAAGCTAAAGGCATCCGAAGCCGCCATTGCGCGCCGTCTTGGGGTCCCGATAGAAGAATATGCGAAACAGGTAGCACAACTTAAAAGAGGTTAAATATGGAACAGGTAAAAGCTGAAAAGCAAAATCGTTTGGCTAGAGAGTTAGACACCCCAGTAACACGCACACCACGTCAAACTTCGTGGCAAGCTCCTGAAGCTCTACCCTCACCTGATCCACGCGAAGGTATTACACATCGCTGGGTAAGAACCAGCTTTATGGGAAGACCTGACGCGCAAAACGTCTCTAGTAAGTTTAGGGAAGGATATGAACCTGTGAAAGCAGAAGACTATCCTGAAATGATGATGCACGCTTCTACTGAAGGTCGCTTTAAGGGCAACATTGAAGTGGGAGGTTTGGTTCTCTGTAGTATTCCATCGGAGTTTTTGAAGCAACGCGAAGCACACTTTGCGAACATCAATAAACAAACTATGGAGTCTGTAGATAACAATTACATGAAAGACAGCGATCCACGGATGTCGAAGTTCTCTGAGAAATCGACAAAAGTGACGTTTGGTTCTGGTTCTTAACTTTTAAAGGAGTCTTAAATGGCTTACCCTACAGTCTCGGCCCCTTACGGTCTAAAGCCTGTAAACCTAATAGGTGGACAGGTATTCGCGGGCTCGACCCGTTTGATGGAAATTGCGAGTGGCTATGCCACAAACATTTTCTACGGTGATTTGGTGAAACGTATTTCCGACGGCACTATTGAAAAGGATACTGGCACTACAACCGCCACTCCTGTTGGTGTGTTTTTGGGTGTAAGTTTTACTAATAGCTCAACAGGTCAAGTTCAGCAACAACAGTTCTACCCAGCTAGTCAGTCAATTGCTTCGGGGACTAAAATCTTCGCTGTGGTCGCTGATGATCCTGACACACTGTTCCAAGTAGTTTCTTGTTCTGGAACCACGACTGTGGCTGGAATGGGTATTTCTGCTATTGGTAACAACATTGCATTGATTCAAAACGCTGGTTCTACCACTACTGGTAACTCCAAAGTGGCTATTGATGAAGGCACTCAAGCTACTACCAATACTCTACCTATTCGAATCATTGATGTGGTTAGAGACACAGCAACAGGCGCTGATACATTTGTTGAATTTATCGTCAAGATAAACGCAACTATGCACCAGTACAACAATTCAACTGGCGTATAAGGAGCATAAATCATGGCTATTTCACGCGCACAACTACTGAAGGAACTCCTTCCGGGTCTTAATGCTTTGTTCGGTCTTGAGTACGCACGCTACGGCGAAGAGCACAAAGAGATTTACGAAACAGAAACTTCTGAGCGTAGCTTCGAAGAAGAGACCAAGCTGTCTGGCTTCTCTGCCGCACCAGTCAAAAACGAAGGTTCTGCCATCGCTTATGACAATGCACAAGAGGCATTTACAACTCGCTACAACCACGAAACCATCGCCTTGGGCTTTGCGATCACTGAAGAAGCTATCGAAGATAACCTCTACGATTCTTTGTCAGCCCGCTACACCAAAGGTTTGGCTCGTGCTATGGCTTACACCAAGCAAATTAAGGCTGCTGCTGTTTTAAACAACGGTTTCTCCGCAAGCTACCCCGGTGGCGACGGTGTTGCTTTGTTCTCTACAGCACACCCCTTGGTTTCTGGTGGCACAAACAGCAACACCCCCTCTACTCAAGCTGACTTGAACGAAACTTCTCTTGAAGCCGCCGTTATTCAAATCGCCGCTTGGACTGATGAGCGTGGCTTGTTGATCGCTGCTAAGCCTAAGAAGTTGATCATCCCACCAGCACTGCAATTCGTTGCTACTCGTTTGTTAGAGACTAACCTCCGTGTTGGTACCGCTGACAACGACATCAACGCGTTGAAGAACAATGGTTCAATCCCAGAAGGTTATGCAATTAACCACTATCTGACTGATACCAATGCTTGGTTCTTGACAACTGATGTGCCTAACGGTTTGAAGCATTTCATCCGCACTCCGCTGCAAAACAGCATGGACGGTGATTTCGATACCGGTAACGTCCGTTACAAGGCTCGTGAGCGTTATAGCTTCGGCTTTTCTGACCCATTAGGTATGTTCGGTTCTTCCGGTTCTGCCTAAAGAGACTGAGAAGGGAGCCTTGTGCTCCCTTTTCTTTTAGGGTATATTCAAACCATTCCGGGGTTTTCCGGTACATCTGACAGTCCCGGCTGACGACATGCAGACAGATGTACTTAACTTGCATGTAAGGAATACATCATGGCATCAACCACCTTCTCCGGCCCAGTCACATCGACCAATGGCTTTATAGGTACACTTACCGGAAATGTTGCAGGCTCAGGCGCTGTTACTCACGCCGTCACTGCTGCAATCAACGCAACGGCAACAGCCACAGCAGCGCAAGTAGCAACGGGCTACATCACATCTACTTCAGCCGCAGCGACGACAATTACGCTGCCTACAGGCACGTTGCTCGGTGCCGCTTTAGGTGCCGCTCAAGGCACTGTGTTTGACTTGTATATTGACAATACAGCAGGCGCATCGACTGTAACTGTTGCTGTTGCAACTAACGGTATTTTGTCTACCGCAGCCGCCGACACTGCTGGCTCATTTGGTGATTTGACGATTGCTGCTGGTGCAACCGGTATTGGTCGTTTCACAATAATGTTTTCTAGCGCAACAGCGTACGTGTTTACACGCACTGCTTAATTAGGAGCATCAAACCATGATGCAAACAGACGTTAAAAGTACAGCCGCAGCCGCTGGCACTACCACTACAATTTTTGGTGGCCCTGCCCGTATCAAAGGTTTGACCATCAGCTATCCATCAGGTGGAACAGTTGTTCTTAATGATGGTACAGGCGGCACTGCTAAATTTTCTTTTACTGCACCAGCCGCAGCCGGATCAATCTATGTTGCGATTCCCGGAGAAGGTATTAGGTGTGATGTAAACATTTCAGCAGTTTGTGCTGCATCTACCACCGCAGTGGTGTTCTATGGCTAGTCCCGCATGGACGCGCAAGGAAGGCAA